TAAGAATCCTAAAGCTTGACCTTGTAGACCTCTGTTTCCATCCGTTGTATCATTGAGTAATGGGAAGTTCTGAAGTTTAAAAATTGGAGATGAGTTTCCTTCTATTATTTCCGTACTGAATTTCGATAATCTCTGTTGTGGATTATTTGGACTTGGTACATGAGCAGTCTTTATGTTAACTATAGGGTCACCTTCATCATCAGTTGCTAATCTACCGAATCTGCCAAAAGCCGTTTCTTCTCCCAAGAGTTGTGTCAAATAAGATTTATCAACTGTTTCTTGTGGTCTGTTCTCACCTGCGTATTCTGCACCTTTTTTGTATAATTCTTGTCTAAACTTAGGTGTTGCACTACCTTGAACATCCTTGTGGTTAAATATATCGGAGTTGAAGTTGGATACTATGCCACCCTTTTCAATTATGTATTGTTCAGGATTATCGGTATCTCCTTCTGCACTAAAACTATTATCATACCTTACTCCTAAAAGACCAACAAAATCCTCATTATCTATTAATGCCTTTGGATATCTACGATTATCTCTCCACTTGTTCCTACCATCGTGATTTAAACCCTCACCTTTAATATTCTTTCGTGTAAGGTTTGGTAAATTTTCTTCGTTTGGTGCTACACTTGAGAAGTTATCTGGTCTCTCATTCGCAGATAAATTAGTTTTTCTTTCTCTCGTAGTACCAGGTGTTATGTCATTCTGTCCGAAAATTTGTGTGGATTGAAAGGCTATACTACCTTGATATCCCAAGTAAAGTATTTTGTTATCTACATCAACTCCACTTCTACCCGTATCATTTGTTGGAATGATTACAGGAGTCGTTGGTTTTCCAATACTTGGTATGTATTTCTGTCTTCCATTTTCCAATTGTTTATTTCGGAAATCACCATATAGATTACCTAAGAAATGAACAGAAAATCGGGATGTGTCATCTTCATTGGGTATCCTACGAATCTGTAAGTTTGCTGGATAATCTGAATCCAATGGTCTGTAGGATAATTGGTCTCTAAAATTAATTTCTCCTTGATTAGTGCTTAATGGATTAAAGATAGATACTTGTGTACCTGTCCCATAAATTGGATTTCCATATGCTACTGACCTGAGAACTGATACATTGTCCTTTTCATCTAACTCACCAAGTAAATAATCTGATGGAGTTTGAACAAAGTAAGAACTTCCTTGTGAGTCTTGATTACCATCAAATATTTCTGCTCTTAAAACATTATCCGTGATAGATTTTGGTGGAAATGATATACTACCATCATTCTCTTCTAATACACCCAATTCCGTTAGTGGTGAACCAGCAAATCTACTTGAAAATAAAGTATCTTTAAATCCAGCCTCAGGATTTCTTGCTGGTAATGTTGATGTCCCATTGATATTCGTATATCCTTTATTACTCCTATATTTGTTCAAGTTTGGAATTCTATTTCCAATTCCATCTGTTTGTGGAAATGTATTTGGTGATAATGATGTAAGATTACCAAGACTTAATGCATCAACTGAAATTTCAGGTACGGCAGGTAGTGAAACTTTTCCACCAGCACTTGGAACCATTGCTGAAAGATGTGCCAAAGTAACTCTTGTAAGTGTAACACCCGCTATAGCAGGCCCTTGTCCTACAGGTAGGGTTAGTGCAGTTCCATATTGGTCAAGAGTAGAACCAAGTGGTTTTATAGCCTGTTCATATGTTACACCACCTAAATGTCTATCGAGTCTTAATGGTACACCTAAAACAGTAGTATTACCACTACCTAACGATAATGGATTCCAAATTCTTGTTTCAGCTCTTGGATTTAGTAGTTGAAATCCTGCCTGTTTGAGACCAAATAAAATACCCTTCGGAGTCAATATAAACTTCGATAATCTTGATACATCAGCTAAACCTCTTGCCACCGAGGTTACAATTCCACCTCGTACTAATCCTCCATCCAATGTAGATTCAATATTAGGGCCCCATTTATCTCCAATATCCTTTAGTATAAATGGTTGGTCAAAACCAAATATTGTATTATCTCTGGCATCGAGATTATATGGTAGTCTATCAGGAAATGTGTAAAATTCATTACCATCGGGATCTGAGTTTGGTGAGTTTAGAGAAATTCTCTTTAGTGAATTTTCACTCTTTGTGAATTGTTTAAATGTTCCAAAACTCGTTGGGCCTCTGTTTGAGGAATCAACATAAAAATCATCCGTACTAAATCCTGAATCAAATACAGAATTCATTAAGAATTCATTTTGATTAGCAAACCTACTACTGAAAGCTGCTATTGGAGTTGTTAGAAAATCACTACCATGAGCTCCAACTGCTATTCTGGCTAAATTTATCGATGTTTGATAAGTATCATCGAAAGGTCCTGTCAGGTTAATCATGTTGACATTATGGGTCAATGTATCCTTGTTCTCCACCTTTGAATCATATGGTAAACGATTCATAAAACTACTTCCGTGTGCGTCAGGTACTATTGGGTCATCACTAAATGGTTGAATTTGAAATTCAGTAGGTCCTGTAGAGGTGTGTTGAGGTAGATTGAATGTTGTTTGGTCTTTTAGATAAGGTCTTATACCACTCGCAGTACCAGGTGGATTTGTATTTCCAAATTTTTGTGGGACTTGGTAGTTTCCACTATCATCTCGGTATATCGAACCTCGTGGTGTTATGGGTAATAAATTTCCATAGTAATCAACCCCACCACCTATTGTAGAAATCGTATCGTTGTCTTGGGTATGGAGTGAATCACCAAAATCTATAGCTGTGTATTGATTGTAAACAACCCTTGAGGTATCTCTCATCTGTGTGTGGTCGAATGGAGTCAAGATTGAATTGAACTCTCCCATTCCATAAATTGAACCATCCTCACGAACTATATCACCACCATAATTTACAATAAATCTTTTATCACCAGTTATGGTGTATCCACGAACATTAAATGATTGTGCCGTTGAATTAGGGTCTACTCCAAAACCAACTCCATTATCGAAATCTGAATTATCTATTGGAGCATCAGGTGTTCCATGTCTACCTGAGACTTGTGATTCAATACTTCCAGCATTACCATAATCGGTATACTTGAAGTTTGATAAATCTGTTATTAAATCCTTTAGAGCCATTATGCCATTATTACTGAACTATTAAGAGACCTAGCCTCATCAGCACCTTTCTTAGTGTTGGATGTTACCATGTCCAACTTTGCGTTCATTTTCTTTAATTCTGTTATCTGTTCCTTCAACAATGTATCTGTGGTATTTTCACCACCTCCACCACCACCAGCTCCAGTTACTGCGTTAAACGCTGTTAGTGCGAGAAGTGCTGGTAGTGCGAGTAGTCCAGCTCCCGCGAACATTGCCATTGACCCAGCTAATGCTGTAAATCCTGCGGCTGTAGCGAATAATCCTAATGCCATCGTTGGACTGGCTATGGTCATCAACTTAACTGCAAAATCTCCGACAGCTCCGATGATGGTTGATATACCTGATGCTACGGAACCAATTATTGTTCCCATGGCTTCTCCGAAAGCTTTTATACCAGGTGCGGCGAGTTTTAGTGCAAATCCCATACCAATTAATGATACGGTTACAGCTGCCAATCCGAGAGCTACTTTAGGATTGGCGAAAGCAGATACTCCTTTGGATAGTCCTTTCAAACCAGCTCCCATTCCTTTTCCACCTTTTGCTAAAGCTTCACCAGCTCCACCACCTTTACTTACGGCATCGGCGGCTCCACCACCTTTTAGTTTACTTGCAACTGAACTTATTCCACCAGTCAATTTTTTGAACCCACTAGCCATTCCACCAAATAAATTACCTTTGAATAATAGTGCTGCACCTGCGGCAAACATCATGACATCACCCAATCCAACACCTAAGAAATTTAACTCATTCATGAAACCAATTATCTTTCCTAATCCAACCAACAATCCAGTTATAACACCTGCTATCGCAATGATTGGTGTAAGTATACCAATTGCTAGTGGTATTAATGCTTTGAAAGCTCCCATTAATTCGGTTCCAGCTCTACCTATTTGTTCCATGATGTCGGCTATTAAATTTTGTCTTTTCTTTTGTGAATCCGTCATCTTGTTAAGTTTATCTTGATTTGCAACCATCTTGGATAAATCTTGTACACTTACACCAAATGCTTGAGCTAGAGCTTGTCGTTGTACAACATTCATTCTCTCGAATTCTTCTTGAGTTCCTACTTGTTTGGTTATCTCTCTTTGCATACCATCCAAGTCACCTGCTAATGCCATTTGACGAGCTTTATCGGTATTTATATTTTTACCAGTCAATACTTGTGCTTCCATTTGAGCATTTATGGATTCTTCAAAACTCAGTAGACTTTCACTCATCTTACTGACGGATGCCATGTTCAATCCGAGTTTTCTAGCTGATATCGCTGCCTTTGCTATGTTACCACCACCTTGTTGTGCGAAACTTGAGAAGAATTCCATATCACTTGCCATATCACTCATAATCTTTGCTGGTGCAACTCCATTTTGTCTTGCCAAGTGACCAATACTTTCCAATTGACTTTGTGCGGCTTGTGTACTGGCCGCTCCAACTGATTCAAGTGCTACGGCCAATTGAACAGCCTGTTCACCAGCTATACCAAAATGTGCGTTTAGTTCGGCAAATCCCATCACGGTATCCTCGGTGACTTCACTAACACCACCCATGTTATCCATTATACCATCACTAATACCCTTTACATCTTCAGCACTTACACCCATGAGTTTGAATGACATTGCAGTTTTATTTAATGTGTGTTGAAGTTGTATTGAGTCTGATACGGTTGTACCTAATTCTTTTCTTGTTTCCAATGTACCACCATAGAACATCTTCATGGCTCCGACCGCGGCGATTATTGTAGCTAACATAAACACAAACGGATTAGACGCTATCAGTTTAAATGCATTACCAAAACCAGTTAATAGTTTATCTGCGGCTTCTGCGGCTGATGAACCGATTGCTTTAACTGCTTGGTCTGTATCGGTAAAGTTTTTACTATCGAGTGCAGCTGTTAAATTAGTTCTCACGGATTCACTAAAATCATCCATAGCCTGATTAACACCAACTACCTCTGCAATCAAATCACCAGCAGGTAAAGCTCTTAAAATCCCATCTAATTTTTCGAAAGGTCCTGTTATAAATTTAGCGGCAGATTGGGTTTGTTTTTGAAGAACTTTCATTCTATCATTCTGTGCTTCAGTTGCATCTAAACTATCCAACTGAGCTTCATACTGTTTTTGTAAATCTTCACCGAATGCTTTATTCGCACCGAAATATTTTCGACCTATAGATGCTATCTTCTCTTGAATTTTAGCTCTTTCCGCATCAACACTTACTGTTTCAAAAGTATCCTTTCCAATTTCATCATAGGCCTTCGCAGTGTCTATTGCAGATTGTCTCACACCCATACTACTATCTACTAAATCCTTATATCCTTGTGAGAATGTCTTTGTGACTTTTCCACTTCTAGCCGTTCTCTCATATATCTTACCAGCATTTTCAACCAATCTAGCATCATATTTAAGTAGTTTGTTAGTTCCTTGAGCACGAAGTAATTGTTCTTCGGTTAGGCCTTTTGAAGCTTCTCTCATATCATTTAAAGTATTTACAGTTGTTAATGCTGCATTTTGGTTGTCTTGGAATCTCTCACGAGTGAGTGCCAGAGAGAGTTGAAATTTTTTCTGATATGCATTTTGTAACCCTAAAGAGTCTGAAGCCATTTTAGCAACATCAGCGGATTTATGAGCAAATCCTACTTGGTCTCTGAAAGCTTTATTAAGTTTGAACCTTTGTTTGTATTGTCTAGCACCTTCTTGAGATTCTGCCTTCGATTCCTTTCCAAGTTTTTGGTATTCTGTATTTAATGCCTTGGTAGCACTATTCATACCCTTGAGAGTTTTTTCTGATTTACTTAAAGTGTCGGATTGTTTTTTGAGAGTATCTTGCATACTCTTAGACAGACTAGCACCCTCTTTAATTTTTTTGTTTATTTCTGCTTGGGTTTTATTAGACTTGTTTAATTCCTGATTGTTTTTTTCGAATTCATTTTCAGGCATTTAAGTTCCTATTAAGATTTATTTATATTTACCACCGAATCTTCTATCAATTTCATCACCTAAATCATCAAATGGTTTACCAACATCAGAACCTCCAACTCTATCACTACTCTTTTTAGCCCTTTTAAGACTTTTTTCCATTTTTGCTATTGCCCTGTCCAAGTCTTGAGTTGATTTTTTTAGAGCAGGATTATCTTTCAAAAGGTCAAGTACATTCTTAGTTCTTCCCTTGACTATTGCAGTCAAGATACTTGATAGTACACCTTCGACTAATTGTTCTTCTGTTAATTTATTTTTAGATGAGGCCATTGTCATCTCCTTTGTATATCGATATTTTAAATTTTGATTAGTTGGTATAACTCAATAATAAATATCAGATTATGGAAAAATTAACGGCCTCTTGTGACACCAGGTCGAGATATTCCACCACCTTTTGCCTTCTTGGTGGCCTTATCCATCTCTTTCTTTTCTTCATCATAGAATTTAGATGCCTTAGCGATGTAGAATCGGCGCAGATAGGTTGGCATCTCGTAGACTTCTGTATGTGTGAATCCCCCTTTCCCATGAAAACAAAGGGAGAAGATTTGGTCGTGAATCGCGGGCTTATCCTCTGCCCGCAGGCCAAAAAAACTCGACATTCAATGGAATATCCATTTTTTGACTATCACCTGTTGCTTCACTTACGAAGTTGAAGGTCAAGTCAATATCGGGAGTTATCTCCCTTAGATATTCTCTTAATGCCAATGAGTCTCTTGAAAGAAGTTCATTATCCACGAATTCATTGATTCGTTTTCGAGTTTGGTCTCCATCAACTGACAAGATTGCCTTTTTCAACCTTGTTGTGATTTCACTCGTCACTCCACTTTCTTTCTGAAACTTTTTTAATGCCTTTAACTCCTCATCGACTTCTTTTTCATCCTTATGAGTTAAAAGTTTGAAAGTGATTTTGACTTTTGAAGCTGGTAGTTCGAAATCGAATTCGTTCTTACCACCTTTGAATAACTTTTCATCGATTTTCTTATCTTCGATTTTAGTCAAGTCAAATGTTTCACTTTGTTTCTCACCACTATCAGGATCGACTAATTCTACTGAATAATCTTTTCCATATCCTAATATTCTTGTGGCAATCATGATAGCGTTTTTGTCACCCAATAGTAAATCATCGAGTTTCACACCATCTTGTACGATAACACTTTCCATCAACTTATCCAAAACAATACCTTTCTGAATAAGTGTTCTTGAGGTCAATATGTCCTCTTCTTTAGCTGTCATGTATTTGATTTCGATTTGACCGCTCGCTAATGGGTGGTCTTTCGGATACAACAAGCCTTTCGAAGGCAAATCAACGACCTCTGATGGAAACTTGCGTTTCTCTTCAGCCATTATTTTCTCCTATTAAACTGATTAGTTTATGTGTGATTAAAACCTCACTTTTTATTACAACTTAAGTTGCCAGACTTAGTAGTAAATTATTTTTTCGGTGATAATTTTTCCTTGATTGGTTTTAGTAACATATCAAAAAGTATATCATCGTATTTTGTTGGAGTCATCTTGACAATCTTTTCTACAGCGTAGAACACTACCAATACATACTCCCAATTTTGTATTACCCATTCACTCATTTCTCTCTCCTATGTTTAAGATTAGAATTGTAAGATTGCGTAATCGTAACGAAGTGTTAAAGTAATATCAACAGGATCCGTTGCGTTTGCCCAATCTAAATCACCAAAGGTGGCGTTTGCGATATAGGTTCCCTTGAGAGTCCATTCTTCAACTTTGTCTCCAACGGGTCCTAAAACATTAAAGGTTACATCTTTTTTATAAAAGTCGGAATAACCATCACGACCAGTCACGGACTCATGGGATAATCTTACCCATTCCATAACGGCTTGAGCTCCACTTGGAACTACAGGATCGTAAAGTGTTATTTCTAATTCTTCCCAAGCTCCCTTACCTTTTATATATCTCTTCACATTGATGTGGTCGAGTTCGATGGTCTCGAAAGCTATGGTTGGTCTGTTCGCTGTTTTAATCAAATAAGAA